ATATACAATTGACCGCTACTCAGCAGGCTACAGAAACAATGGTGGCACAAGCAACAGAAACAAAAGTAGCTGCTGATGCTACAGCAACAATGGCGGCAATAGCTACATCGGTTGCTGATATTCACGCAACGGAAACAAAAATAGCAAATGAGACAGCCACCGAGGTTGCAATAATCACAGCCACTGAGCAGGCTACACTTACAATGATAGCACAGGAAACAGCTACACAAGTTGCGGCTGAAGCAACAGAAACCGCAGTTGCTGTAGAAACTGCAGAGGAAGAGGCGGCCGAGACAGCTACGGCAGAAGCTGTAGAAACTGCTGACGCTATAGCCACAGCTACAAAAGAAGCGCAGGAAACTGCTACAGCCAATCCTACTAATATAGCAATAGCGACAAGTACCGCCGCGGCAGTAAAAACCGCTACTCATGCGGCTACGCAGACTATGGTCATAAATGCCACACGTACGCAGGTAGCGGCAAACAAAACTGCGACAGCGGATGCTATTTATACAAAGACAAGAACACCATCGTTTACAAGAACAGTAACGAAAACTATAACTGAAACTAGAACGCCAAGTAGGACGGCCACATCTACCAGAACTGCTACTTCAACAAGAACAGTTACAGAAACTACAGTATGTACTTTGACTAATACGCCTACGGCTACAATGATAAGTGGTGTAGCCGCAGGAACTACAAATGATTTGTACTACAGGCCATATTTACAGCATGGCGCTCAGATGATATATACAGGGGCATGCGACTTCCTGGGTATTCAAATGATTTCGCCAGACTGTACGACTACGCCCGTTGCGGTGCATGCCTACAATGTAACCGGTACGACTGTGGTTGCAGTCAAGACACCTGTGTGGTCTACACTTGTGACCTGTATCACAGATATGCCATATACCAGCGCGCCAACGTTCCCTATATATTGTCCTTATGGGGTAGCAGTCAGCACGACTGCAGTGGGGAACGACTATTACATTTATATAAGGAAGAGGTAAACAACAATGATTAAAAAAGACAAGGATGGAAGTTATTCAGTATTGACAAAGGACGGCAAAGTCATCAAGTCAGGCATGACAGAGAAAGATGCAAAGTCTATGCTTGCATCCATTGACAAAAAAGAATCTTTAAAGGAAAATGTCCTCTCCTTCTCTGAATCCTACGAAGCTGAGTTCGAAGAGGCGGATGCATCTAACCCGCTGGTAAGAAAATGTTCTGTCTGTGCGGCGGGGATAACCAAGAACGGTGCAAGAGAATACCCTGCTGAAGTCCTGAAACGTGACGCAAAGGCGTATGAGGGAGCAAGGATGTTTTTAAATCACCAGACAGCAAATGAGGCCGACCAGCGCCCTGAACGGTCGGTAGAGGATGACGTTGCTGAAGTTAAAAAGTCTTGGTATGACGAAAGTAAGAAGAAAATCATGGCGGAGTTTGTCATATATGGGTCTCCAAAATACACACCTGAAGCGGTTGCAGGGTGGATAGACGCAAAGAAAAAAGCGGGTTCACCGGTCGAGTTAAGTCATCATGGCTACCTTGAAGCCGAGCCGGAACAGCGGGAAAGCAAGACTGTGTCGGTTATAAAGAGGCTAAATAAAATAGTGAGTGTAGACTTTGTCACGCACGGCAACGTCACAGGCGCGCAGGTTGAGTCGTTGAGGGAATTAGAAGAAGGCCAAAAACTTTATAAATACATAAAGACTTCTATGAAAAAAGAATCTCTAAAGGAAGGAGGTGGCATTATGACGTGGGAAGAATTTATGGCTATGCTGACGTGTGAAGCAATAAGGAAGGACCGCCCTGACCTTGCCGAGGAGATGACGAAGGAAACTTCTGAATCTCTGAAGAAAGAACAGGACGCGAACAAGCTTTTAAAGGAGACCATGGAGGCGGACAAACTGAAAACTCACAAAGCTGGAATCATGGCTGAAGTTGAGAAAGTTATATCCGAATCCAAGCTTCCTGAAAAGGCTATTGCAAAGATTAAGGAGACCGCTGGTAAACTTGAGATTAAACTTGACGCGACTGTCGAATCAGTAAAGGCAGAAGTAGTCAAAATAATCGCAAGTGAGAAAGCGTACATCGAATCTATTGCAGGGCCGGAGATATTTGGTAACGGAGGCAATGGGCTTGACGGTAAGGAAGCAGGACAAGTTGTAAACGAATCACTTGCTGGTATTTTTGCAAAGCCGGCAAAGAAATAAGAAACATAAATATAACTTTTGAAGAAAGGAGAAACCAATAATGAATAATTTTATTTCTGGAGTTGCAACGCATGGTGAAACCCTTGCGGTAGATGCAGGCAAAGTCGCAGGAGACCCCGTCCAGACTGGATATTTAAACGGCGTTTGTTTTAATGACAGGGACACCGACGGAAATGCCGTAGTCGATACGCAGTCGGGTAATATTTACGACGTCAAGGTCAGGAATGTAAAAACTTATTCCGGTGGCGCTGAAGAAACTTACGGCGCTATTACAATAGGTGACAAGATATACTACGATGGTTCTTCAACTATGCCTTCGGGATACTTTCTTTCTACGTCTCCTGAAGACGAAGGCGAAGCGGCTACTAAGCAGTGGGGCGTTGCTATGGAAGATATGGACACAGCGACTGCGGCCAGTTCAACCATCCGTGTTAAAATGTGCAATCCCGCGATATAACAAACTAAAAGAAAGGAGGTAACTCCAAAATGAAAGTAGACACGAGTAATGAAATGAAATTACTGAACGCGCTTCCGATGTCTGAACTTTCCGGCGACAAAGATGCGGCTTTCACAGAAGGCTACATCTCAGTCAGGAAGTTTCTTTCGCAGAAACACGTTCAGGAGGCAATAGCCCCAGTGCTTAAAAAGCACAGGGAAGAGATTAAAGAGTCAGGGACGTTGGAAGACAATAAGTTCATAACTCCCGTAAAGGAAGCTATGACTGGTTCGGATTTATCTGCTAATCTCGCGATTATGCAGTTCTATCTGGACAAGGCCTTCCCTTATTCGTTTGACGACCCGCAGAGGAACATCATGCAGGTCTCAAAAGAAAAGACGGTTCCTAACTTCAAGTCAGTAAGGATTTACAGGGCGTATGAGACGGAGGACCTCGAAGAGGTACAGCCGGGTGGCGTATATCATGGTACATACTTCGGCGATACATATGCCGACGTGGCCATTAAAAAATATGGCCGCAGGTTTCCAATAACGATGGAAGCCATGAAAAACGATGTACTGGGTGAGTTCACCGACTTGCAGGACAAGCTTGTCCGTTCGGCTAAACGTACGATGTTTAAGCTGTTAACGAATCTGTTTGCTGCAAACGGAACCTTCTATGCAAGTGGAAATGCAAACCTTGCCTCGGGTGCACTTGCAACCGAGACATTGAAGTCCGCTATCACGCTTATGGAAAAGCAGGTTGACGACAACAGCAATCCGATAAACGTTGTTGCCAAATACCTGATGGTTCCGGTAGCGTTGAAGTGGATGGCGCTTGCACTTACGAACCCGACACTACGGGCTCAGCTCGCAATAACTTCGGCTGATAACTTAGTGCCAACGTTTGAGCTTACGCCTATTATCAACCCGTTCCTTGACGCGGTGTCAACGACCGGTTGGTATTTATTTGCGGACCCGAATGAACTTGAAGCAATTATGCACCTTGCCCTTGACGGGCATCCCGGCATAGAATTGCTCATGAAGATTTCGGACCAGCAGATGATTTCGGGTGGAATGAGTTCCGACCTCGGTTCGTATCTCAACGATTCACTTGATATAAAGGTAAGGTTATTCTTCAATAAGGTAACACGCTTCCACCAGGCTTCAACTTACTCGCCTGGCACGTAAGCGATAGAGGTGGCAGGGCTTCGCACACCCTGTCCGGTTCCTCCCAAACCTGCTTGGTCTTAACATATGGCCAAGCAGGGAACTGAACTCATATAAAGGAGCAATAACATGGCCGCAGATTTAACATACATAAGGGTAAGTATAGGCGACACAGATGCGACAGATTATACTTTTTCTGATGTAACTATAAACGCCTTTTTGACTAAATTTGTAAATGAAAATCTGGTCATAGGTAAGTTATTCAGGGGTCTTGCCTCTATTGCGGCAGGTGGGACTTCTGTATCTATAGGAAAGGTTTCAGAAAGTAAAAGTCCTGATGTATTTTTAAAGCAGGCCGAGTATTTTGAGTCATTGGCAATGGCTGAAGGTGTAGATGCTACTGGTGGAGACATGGTATTTGATGACGTAGTTGAGATAGGTAACTCAGAATTTAGTATAGAGGAGATACTGGTCAACAACCTTATAAATCAAGGGATAATATAATGAAAAACGCATGGAAGCGCTTAATGAAGCAGACTTGTGATATATACAGAAGGACTGTTTCGAGTGCAGATGCATCTGGTGAAACAGAAATAACTTATGCACTTCTAACTTCAAGTGTAAAGTGTATGCTTCAACAGATGTCCGGATTTTCTGTAGTAAAATACCAGGGTATGGGAATAACTGCAAACTATGAATTATTTTTAGACTACGATACAGATATTAAGATAGGTGATAAAATAATTTCTGGTGGACTTACTTTTTATGTTACATTTAGAGACACCAATGTCAGCAGTGCATGGAAACACCACTTAAATTGCGCACTTCAGTTAGAGGTGTTGACCAATGACATATAAAATTGAAATATATGGATTGGCAGAATGCAAAAATAATTTTAAAAAATTAAGTAACAAAATACCTACGACAACAGCACAGCGTGGAGTAATTGCAAGCGGACCGATACTCGAAGGGCAGGCTAAAAATTATATTGACGGCGGTGCAATAGACGAACATCAGATAAAAGCATTTGACGAAGTAGGGACTACGTATATGGGAACCCCTTCATTACATAGACGTCATGCAGGCGGACTTGCGGGAAGAATAAATCATATAGTAGGCGAACAAAACGGAGCGCCTGCTGTAGCAGTTGGCACTGATTCTATATATGGTCGAATCCATGAGATGGGCGGTATAATAAAACCTGTAAAAGCAAAGTTTCTTACGTTTATGATAGGTGATAAATTGATACGGACAAAAAAGGTCACCATGCCTTCAAGACCGTTTTTACTGCCTACACTTTTTAAATGCCAAGCTATGATACAGAAATTATTCTCAGATATTTTTTGGGAAGAATTGGATAAAGAAAATGAAGTTAAATAATCTCATGGCAAGTGTAATAATGAACGGCAGTACCCCTATATTTCATTTACGGTGGGAACGGTTTGCCGGAGCAAGCAGTTACAATGTATATAAGAAAAAGAATGCAGAAACTTCTTATACACTATTAAAAAATGTGGCAGGTAATTCAACTACTGATATTGGTGAAGCTTCTGAATTATCATATTATTATGTTACTATTGTAGCGGGAGGAGAAGAATCTGATGGCAGCAATGTGGTGTTTGCTTTTCATTATTTTAATTATAATTATTCGAAAGATTTAAAAGCCATAATATTAAGTAAACTTAAAAGCAACCAGAATTTAGTTGATACGGTAGGAACAAAAATAGAATATGCGTTTCAGCAATTACCCACCGAGTTTCCGTGCATTAGGTTTCAAATAGCTGATTATTCAATACCTACTGGTAATAGTAATTTAAGAGGCGTAGCTGTTACTGTGCGAATAATGTCAAGAGAAAAAGACGACTTTGATAAGATGAAAGAATGTATAGATGTTTTATCAGGGTTTTCTTATCAAAGTAAAAATGTCAAACTTCATAAACTAATTCCAGTAGGGGCAAAAACAGAAGCACTTGATTCTGATAATTTAACATGGTATATGGAATTTAATTACAACGGAAAAATAGCTATTAACTTCTAAAGGAAAGGAGGTAACTAAATGGAGGCAATTTATTTAGTCAATGGTACGGTAAAAGTAAGAGAGGTAGGAAGCACAGTCGACCTTGCTGTAGTGCAGGATGTCGATACAATGGTTTCCTGTGTTCTTAAACAGACACAGAAAATATTTAAAGGTGCATCTCCTACGCCGGTTCGTTCGCATACCATAGAGTCAGAGGTAACGGTTAAAATACAGAAATGTCCGTTCAACGCAGAACAGTTGTACCGTCTTTGTGGATTGACAAAAGACGCAACTGATTTGCTTGAGGACGGCGAAACTGTATCTACGTCCTATACTCTTACTAACGGTATAACAAACAGACCGATAGTTGATTTGCTGATAAATGGTAAAAACAGCGTTACGGGAATAAACGGGGAAATTCATGCAGTGAGAGCAGTTTTACAGAATGACTTTGATTTTAGTCAGCATGTAAACGATTTCTCAATGCAGGAGTTAGATTTCCTTGTCATCCGTGATACGGAAGCAGCGACAGATACGTACTTCAAAAACTCATTTGAAAATACGGCTGTGTCGACTCCTACAATATCACAGATATTCCCTGCAACCGGAGCAGAAGCCGGCGGTACTACAATAGGTATAGTAGGTACCGGATTCGAGGCGAGTTTGACAGTTACAGTCGGTGGAACATTAGCCACGTCAATAACCGTTCAGAATTCAACGCTTATTACGTGCGTAACCCCCGCTGGAACGGGCGCGTCGGATGTAGTTGTAACCAATACAGATACAGGAACGGTAACAGAGGAAGACGGATTTACGTACACCTAATTTTAACAACCAAGCAGGTTGGGAGGAACTAAAAAATGGCGAGAATCGATGTAGATGAGATATTAAATATTCCTGATGACGTTATAATCGGGGGTAAGAAGTTTTACGTGCGGGAATTTGTTTTGAAAGAAAGACTTGAGTTTGCAGGAATGCTTAATGAGCAAAAAGAATATGCTGAAAAGATGCTCAAGTATAGCCCCAAAAAACTCATTGGCAAATTCAACACAAAAGATATTTTTGATTTTAAATTACTCAAATTTATTTTTAGTGTTGAGAAACAGCCCCAGGAGTTTACCGAACAGATATTTAATACAATGACAACTTCTCAGATAAAAAAAATAACCGACCACGTGTTTAAGAGGAATGGTTTTTTCGACTTAGCGAAAACCAAACCGGAGGTGGTAGAGGTAAAAGAGACAAAGTAATTATATGGGAAGAAGTGTTTGCTTATTGGCAACTTCATTGGGGAAAATCGATTGAAGAAGTAAGTAACATGACGTATACACAAATGGACGCGTTAATAGAAGGCGAGGCAATGTTAGAGTTTAGAAAAAAATCTAAAAATATAAAGAAGGTAATTTAATGGTCATAATCGGCGAGATGATGGTGCGCCTCATAACCGAGAACGAAGACTTCAAAAAACGGATGACTGAGGCAGAAAAGAAACTTGACTCATTATCAAAGTCAAGCGACAAAACAAAAGCCACCTTTGCTGCATTAGGTAAAGGAATTGTTGCCGTAGGTGCTATAATGACTACGGTAACCGGACTTATGGTTAAGGAGGCAATGGCGGCAGAGACTGCCAATTATCGCCTTTTTAATGCGTTGAGTTTAACCGGAAAAGGGACCGTAGAATCTTATAATGAGGTTGACAAACTTTCGGTAAAATTAGGAAAGCTTGCAGGTGTTAGCGATGAAACAGTAAAAGAAGGCATGATAAAATTACTTAATACTACACAAGATTATGATGCGGCTTTAAAAGGTATTAACGTAGCAATGGAAATATCTGCGGCTACGGGTAGAGATTTAGGAAGTGTATCGCATGCGTTATCACTTGCCTATAACGGTAATACGCGTGCGCTTCGGATGATGGGTGTGATTTTACCTGAAGGAACAAGAGGCATAGAAGCATTAACTATAGCTGGTGACAGGTACAAAGGGTCCATTGATAAAATGGGGCAGACTACCGAAATGCGGTGGAAACGTCAGGTAACCCGCATCGGCGAACTTGGCGAAACAATAGGAACCCTATTACTTCCTGCGGTAGATGATGTTATAGCAGTATTATCAGAGGCAACTACTTGGTGGGAAAAATTTTTATCAGAGGATAGAGTTATAAAATTTGTAGTAGGATTACAAAATACATTGGGATTTATAACCGATGTATATGTTCCAGGATTTGTAACTGTAGTGCAAGCCGCTATACAGAATGTAGTTAACTTTGCAAAAAATATTTGGAAGGGCGGTGTTCCTGGATATATAGATGATACTAAGACATTAATAGGTGATACAGGACAAATGCTTAGCGAGTTATATAAAAATTGGCAAGGCGAGTTAATTACCGTAGAAGATTATATGGACCGACTAAAGAAAAAGAAAGATAATATAACCGCAGGCGGCAGTACTGTAGACCCGTTGTTTGCACAAATGATAG